ATGGCAGTTTTCCGAGTGGAACGCAACACAGGCTACACCGTAATGAGCAACCACCACCTACGCAACAAGGAGCTGTCCCTAAAAGCAAAGGGGCTGTTATCGCAAATGCTGTCCTTGCCGGAGGATTGGGACTATACCCTTGCGGGGCTGTCCTATATCAACCGGGAGAAAATCGACGCTATCCGAGAAGCTGTCCGGGAACTGGAACGAGCTGGATATATCGTGCGTTCAAGGGAGCGTGACGAGAAAGGACGCTTGCGAGGTGCGGAGTATGTGATCTACGAGCAGCCGCAAAAGCCTGTATCGGATTTACCTATATTGGAAAATCCAACATTGGATAATCCAACGTTGGAAAAACCTATGCAGGAAAAACCTACGTTGGAAAATCCAATGCAATTAAATAAAGATATACAAAGAACTGACTTACCAAAGAAAGAAAAAAGAAATACGGATTTATCAAGTACCCATTCCATTCCTATCCATTCCCTAAATCCCCTGCCTTACGGGGACACGGCGGCTGCGCCGGAAAGGAAACGAACGGAAAGGAACGACGCATACCGTGTGTATGAGGAAATTATCAAGGAGAATATCAGCTATGACATTCTCTTGCAGGATAACAGCCTTGAAGCTGACCGTATCAACGAAATCGTTGACCTTATCCTTGAAACCGTCTGCACGAAGCGCAGTACAATCCGTGTTGCCGGGGACGACTACCCGGCAGAGCTTGTAAAAAGCAAATTTATGAAACTGGACAGCGAACATATCCGTTTTGTCCTTGACTGTATGCGGGAGAACACAACGAAAATCCGCAACATCAAGCAGTACCTAAAGGCGGCGTTGTTCAATGCACCGTCCACAATCGGCAATTATTATACATCCCTTGTGTCGCACGATATGGCAAGCGACGCATGGAATAAACCGAAATCCGGCTTTCCGGACTACTCATGCAAACCGGGCGAAAGCCTGTAATACCACAAAAGGAGGATTTTTCTATGGCACAGAAAACAGGAGCATTGATTTTTGACGAACAGACCGACCGCTACGACATTCGCTTTGACCTTGCCGACTACTACGGCGGCTTGCATTGCGGCGAGTGCTTGGAGGTGTTCGTAGGCGGTAAATGGAAGCCGACCCGGATTGAGTACGGCGACAACTGGTATCTTGTCGGTATCCGAGCCGAGGACTTGAACGGCTTGCGGGTAAGAATTTAATGCACGGCACACTATGGGGCAACCAGGAAATTGGCTGTCCCTTTTTTCATGCCCACGACGTACCGAAAAGCGGTGTGCCACCCTAAACCACCACTACCCCATGAAAGGAGGAACAAATGCAGGAACAGGTAAATGAAAAAATCGTTGCCCTGTCTATCCGAGGGGCAAAGCTAACTGCTGTCATGCTGCAAAAGGCTATGAAAAAGCTGCTTGAAGAAATGAAGCGGCAGCAAGGCAAGCCCCCAAAGGGCAAGCAGACCCTAAAGCAGCTTATGAAGCAGAACGTGGGCGTTTCCAACATTGAGATCACCGGGGAGAACATCAAAGCCTTTGAAAGTACAGCGAAAAAGTATCATATCGACTTTGCGCTGAAAAAGGACATGACGGAAACACCGCCCCGGTATCTTGTGTTTTTCAAAGGCAGGGACGCGGACGTGCTGACCGCGGCATTTAAGGAGTTTTCCGCAAAGAAGCTGACGCAGGAACAAAAACCCTCTATCCGAAAGGTGCTGTCCGACTTCAAGGAAAAGGCGGCAGCTCTGAACGCACAGCGGACACAGGTAAAGAACAAAGACAGGGGGATTGAACGATGAACAACGTAAACTTGAAAAAGCTAGTACTTCCCAATCTCCCGTATCTGCTGTTTGTCTATCTCTTTGACAAAGCGGCACAGGCGGTAAGACTTGCACCGGGCACAGACCTTTCCGCAAAGCTCTTGGGTATCGGTGACGGATTTACCGCCGCCTTTCATTCCCTTGTGCCGAGTTTTCACGGTACAGATATTCTTGTTGGCATTGCCGGGGCTGTCCTTGTCCGGCTTATCGTTTACGCCAAAGGCAAGAACGCAAGGAAATATCGGAAAGGCGTGGAGTATGGTTCGGCACGTTGGGGAAACGCCGAGGACATCAAGTCCTATATTGACCCGATATTTGAAAACAACGTGCTTTTGACACAGACCGAACGGCTGATGATGAGCAGCCGCCCGAAGCAGCCAAAGTATGCAAGAAACAAAAATATCCTTGTTATCGGAGGAAGCGGCAGCGGCAAGACCCGCTTTTTCGTTAAACCAAACCTCATGCAAATGCACAGCTCCTACGTTGTGACCGACCCGAAAGGTACGGTTTTAGTCGAGTGCGGAAAGCTCTTGCAGCGGGGCGGCTACCGGATAAAGGTGCTGAACACGATAAATTTCAAAAAATCCATGCGGTACAATCCCTTTGCCTATATCCGCAGCGAAAAGGATATTTTGAAACTGGTAAATACCATTATCGCCAACACCAAAGGCGACGGGGAAAAATCCGGCGAGGATTTTTGGGTGAAGTCGGAACGGCTCTTTTACTGCGCCCTTATCGGCTACATCTGGTATGAAGCCCCGGAAGCGGAAAAGAACTTCACGACGCTGCTTGAAATGATAAATGCGTCGGAAGCCCGCGAGGACGACCCGGAATTTCAAAGCCCGGTAGACCTCATGTTTGAACGCTTGGAGGAAAAAGACCCGGAACATTTTGCGGTAAGGCAGTATAAAAAATTTCTGCTGTCCGCCGGAAAGACAAGAAGTTCTATCCTCATTTCCTGCGGTGCCAGACTTGCCCCGTTTGACATACGGGAACTGCGCGAGTTAATGGAAACCGACGAAATGGAACTTGACACCATAGGCGACCGCAAGACTGCCCTGTTTGTCATTATCAGCGATACGGACGACACTTTTAACTTTGTCGTGTCTATCCTTTACACACAGCTTTTCAATCTCTTGTGTGATAAAGCCGACGACGAATACGGCGGCAGGCTTCCCGTTCATGTACGCTGCCTGCTTGACGAATTTGCGAATATCGGACAGATACCGAAGTTTGAAAAGCTCATTGCCACTATCCGAAGCCGTGAAATCTCCGCGTCGATCATTTTGCAGAGCCAATCACAGCTAAAGGCAATCTACAAGGACAATGCCGATACCATAGTCGGCAACTGCGATACGACCCTGTTTTTGGGCGGCAAGGAAAAAACGACGCTCAAAGAAATGTCGGAGCTTTTGGGGAAAGAAACCATTGACAGCTTTAACACTTCCGAAACCCGCAGCAATCAGAAATCCTACGGCTTGAACTACCAAAAGTTGGGAAAGGAGCTTATGTCACAGGACGAGATTGCCGTGATGGACGGAGGAAAATGTATCTTGCAGCTACGCGGTGTGCGTCCGTTCTTTTCGAATAAATTCGATATAACGAAGCACCCGAAGTATAAGTATCTTTCCGACGCTGACCCGAAGAACGCCTTTGACATGGAAAAGTATATCAAACGCCGCCCCGTTATCGTAAAGCCGGACGAAGCCTTTGACTACTACGAAATCGACGCAGACGATTTGACCGAGGATACAAACCATGAGTAACGCAGGAAACAGACCGCGCTTGCGGCTGATCGTCACAGAACAGCCTGCAAAGCTGCACCGGGAGGAAATGCAGCGGCAGGCTGAACGGAAACAGTTTATCGCAAGGTGCGAAGCCCTGTATGAAAAGAACCGGGCAAAATCAAACATCATTTATTTACAGGAGGACAGACCATGAATAAACGTATCAAAAAGAAAGTCGCAAAACGGCAGATGATTGCAGCCATGCGTGAACTTGTGGAACTGGCGCAGGAAATGGAACGCCGGGAGGAAGAACGCAAACGGCGGTATGTGGAAGCCTTTGAGCAATACTATCTGACCCACGCAAACGCCCGATAATCCGGGAAAGGAGGTTGACCCCATAAAGACAGTAAATACCGGCTACATGGTACGCGCCCCTACCGGGGACGAAAAATGGCAAAGTGCCGCAGGCAATGACAACTGAATACCGCCGTGCCGCAGCACCAACGCCGCACGGGGACTTGCCGCCTATCAATCTGACAGGCGGCTTTTTTCATACCCAAAATCAGAAAATCAAATTTTTTACAGCCGCAAAAGCGGCAGAAAGTGAGGATATTATATGGCATTTTTTAATTCGGCAGTAGGCGTTTTGCAGACCCTTGTTATCGCGCTTGGCGCAGGCTTAGGCATTTGGGGTGTTATCAATCTGCTGGAGGGCTACGGCAACGACAATCCGGGTGCAAAATCGCAGGGCATGAAGCAGCTCATGGCTGGCGGCGGTGTTGCCCTCATCGGTGCGACCCTTGTACCTCTGCTTTCCGGCTTGTTCGGTTAAGAAGCACGGGTAAAGGCTTATGCAGAGCATACTTGACGCGATTAACGAATGGATAAAGGAAATCCTTATCGGAGCGATAAACGGTAATCTGTCAACTATGTTCGGGGATGTAAACGAAAAAGTCGGCACGATAGCCACCGAGGTAGGCAAGACCCCGCAAGGGTGGAACGCAAGCATATTTTCCATAATACAGACCTTATCGGAAAATGTGATTATCCCCATTGCAGGGCTTGTTATTACCTACGTTCTATGCGTGGAGCTTATCAGCATGGTAACGGAAAAGAACAATATGCACGACGTGGACACGTTCATGTTTTTTAAGTGGTTTTTCAAGGCGTGGGTGGCGGTGTACCTTGTCACCCACACCTTTGATATTACCATGGCGGTATTTGACGTGGCGCAGCGTGTCGTTTCCGGCGCGGCAGGGGTGATTGGCGGCAACACGAACATTGACGTGACCGCTGCCCTGTCGTCCATGCAGGACGGGCTTGACGCTATGGAAATCCCCGAACTTCTCTTGCTTGTCATGGAAACAAGCCTTGTGAGCTTGTGCATGAAAATCATGTCTGTTCTGATAACCGTTATCCTTTACGGCAGAATGATTGAGATTTACCTTTACTGTTCGGTATCGCCTATCCCATTTGCAACTATGACAAACCGGGAGTGGGGACAGATAGGAAACAACTACCTAAAATCCCTGTTCGCACTTGGTTTTCAAGGCTTCCTCATTATGATATGTGTCGGCATTTACGCAGTCCTTGTGAACACGCTGACGGTAGCGAACAACTTACACAGTGCGATTTTTTCAATCGCCGCCTATACCGTTATCCTCTGTTTCTCCCTGTTTAAGACCGGCGCACTTGCAAAATCAATCTTCAATGCACACTAACGAAAGGAGGGTTTTTCTTGGCGTATGTACCCGTACCCAAAGATTTGACAAAGGTAAAAACAAAGGTGGCGTTCAATCTTACCAAACGGCAGCTCATTTTCTTTGCGGCGGCGTTGGCTCTTGGCTTGCCGCTGTTCTTCCTGCTCAAAGACAGCGCAGGGACGAGCCTTGCCGCAATGGTAATGATTTTGGTAATGCTCCCATGTTTTCTCTTTGCCATGTATGAAAAACACGGGCAGCCCCTTGAAGTGGTGATTAAGAACATCATCAATACGAAATTCACCCGACCAAAGGAACGCCCCTATCAGACACAGAATTTTTATGCCGTTATCGAACGGCAGGCAAAATTGGAAAAGGAGGTATCAGCGATTGCAAAAGGCAACCGAAAAAAAAGCGCAGACAAAATGCCCCGCAGGAAAGACTAAACGGAAGCTGACCCGCGCCGAAAAGAAACAGATCGCGGAAGTGATACAGAAAGCAAAGGGCGACGGAAAGCCCCACACCGCACAGCAGACAATTCCCTATGTGCAGATGTACCCGGACGGTATCTGCCATGTTTCCGGGAAGCGTTACAGCAAGACCGTTGCCTTTGAGGACATCAACTATCAGCTTGCACAGGCAGACGATAAGACCGCCATTTTTGAAAACTGGTGCGATTTTCTCAACTACTTTGACGCAAGCGTACAGGTGCAGCTATCTTTCATCAATCAGGGCGGGCGTGGCAGCGATGCGAAAAACGCTATCCATATCCCGGTGCAGAACGACGCTTTTAACTCTATCCGTACCGAGTATTCGGATATGCTGAAAAATCAGCTTGCAAAGGGCAACAACGGACTTGTGAAAGCAAAATACATCACATTTTCCATTGAAGCCGACGGCATGAGCGCGGCAAAATCCCGCCTTGCCCGTATTGAAACCGACATACTCAACAATTTCAAGGTGCTTGGCGTATCTGCCCGCCCCATGACGGGCTATGAACGCTTGGAAGTGCTGCATGGCATTTTCCACCCGCAGGGCGAGCCGTTCCGCTTTTCTTGGGACTGGCTTATCCCGTCCGGGCTTACCACAAAGGACTTTATCGCCCCGTCCTCTTTCCGTTTCGGTGACGGACGGTATTTCCGCATGGGACAGAAAATCGGTGCGGTATCGTTCTTTGAAATCCTTGCGCCGGAACTCAACGACCGTATCTTATCCGATGTGTTGGACTTGGAAAACGGCGTTATAGTAAATCTGCATATCCGCAGTATCGACCAGACTGAAGCAATCAAGACCATTAAGAGAAAGATCACCGACCTTGATAAAATGAAAATCGAGGAACAGAAAAAAGCAGTACGCAGCGGCTATGACATGGATATAATCCCGTCTGACCTTGCCACATTCAGCAGCGAAGCGAAAAATCTCTTGCAGGACTTACAGAGCCGCAACGAGCGAATGTTTCTCTTGACGTTCCTTGTGGTGAACATGGCAGACACGAAGCGAAAACTGGATAATGACATATTCGCCACGGCGGGCATTGCACAGAAAAACAACTGCGCTTTGACCCGTCTTGACTATATGCAGGAAGCGGGCTTTATGAGCAGTATTCCGCTTGGGGAAAACCTTATCCCCATTCAGCGGGGACTGACCACATCAAGCACCGCTATTTTCATTCCCTTTATCACGCAGGAGCTTTTTCAGACGGGTGCAGCCCTGTACTACGGGCTGAACGCACTTTCTAACAACATGATACTCTGCGACCGAAAGCAGCTCAAAAATCCGAATGGGCTTATCTTGGGAACACCGGGCAGCGGTAAATCCTTTGCGGCGAAGCGTGAAATGACAAACGCCTTTCTCATTACCGACGACGACATTATTATCTGTGACCCGGAAGCCGAGTATTTTTCCCTTGTGCAGCGGCTGAACGGACAGGTTATCCGGCTGTCCCCGACCGGCAGGGGCATTGACGGAAAACCGCAGTATGTAAATCCTATGGATATTAACCTCAACTACTCCGAGGACGACAACCCGCTTGCGCTGAAATCCGATTTTATCCTGTCCCTATGCGAGCTTGTCATTGGCGGTAAGGAGGGCTTGCAGCCCGTAGAAAAGACCGTCATTGACCGTGCCGTGAGAAATGTTTACCGACCGTTCCTTGCTGACCCCAACCCGGCGAAAATGCCTATCTTGGGCGACCTTTACGACGAGCTATTGAAACAGCCCGAACCCGAAGCCGCCCGCATTGCGGCAGCATTGGAGCTGTATGTTTCCGGTTCTCTCAATGTCTTTAACCACCGTACCAACGTGGAACTGACAAACCGCCTTGTCTGCTTTGACATTAAGCAGCTTGGAAAGCAGCTCAAAAAGTTAGGTATGCTCATTGTGCAGGATCAGGTGTGGAACAGAGTGACCGTAAACCGCGCAGAAAAGAAATCCACCCGCTACTACATGGACGAATTTCATTTGCTGCTCAAAGAGGAACAGACCGCAGCCTATTCCGTGGAGATTTGGAAGCGTTTTCGTAAATGGGGCGGCATACCGACCGCCATAACGCAGAACGTCAAAGACCTGCTTTCTTCCCGCGAAGTAGAAAATATCTTTGAAAACTCCGATTTTGTCCTCATGCTCAATCAGGCGGCAGGCGACCGGGCTATCCTTGCAAAGCAACTCAATATCTCCCCGCAGCAGATGAAATATGTGACCCACTCCGAAGCGGGCGAGGGACTTATCTTTTACGGAAATGTGGTGCTGCCATTCATTGACCGTTTCCCGAAAGATACCGTGCTTTACAAAGTAATGACAACCAAGCCGGAGGAGGTGGCAGGCGCATGAAACCCTTAACGCATTTCAGCCTGTTTACGGGTATCGGCGGCATTGACCTTGCGGCAGAAGCCGCAGGGTTTACCACCATATGCCAGTGCGAATGGGCGGACTATCCAACCGCTGTCCTTGAAAAGCACTGGCCGCTTGTACCGCGCTTCCGGGACATAACCACCGTAACAAAGGAGGCTTTTATTGAAAAGACAGGACAAAAAGAAATCACGCTCTTATCCGGCGGCTTCCCCTGCCAGCCGTTTTCCTCTGTCGGACCGCGACGGGGATTTGAGGACACCCGTTACCTCTGGCCGGAGATGTGCCGCGTCATTAAAGAACTGCGCCCCCGTTGGGTGCTTGGCGAAAATGTTGCTAACTTCGTCAACATGGGACTGCACAAGACGCTCTTTGACTTGGAAAGTGCGGGATATGCAGTTTGGACATTCGTGCTTCCTGCTTGTGCCGTCGGTGCATGGCATGAGCGCAAGCGAACTTTTATCGTCGGGGCTGATGTTTCCCACGCCCCTTGCTTCCGACACCGGGACAAGACCCCGTGTATCAAGGGTGACGATCTCTCCAAACGGAGCGTTCCGGCGAATGAACAAAGGCGGGAACTACTGGGCGGCGTCCCTTTCGGAAGCAGTCTACCACCTATCCCCGAACGCGGAGGAAACGCTGCGCTTCAATCCCGAATGGGTGGAATGGCTCATGGGGTTCCCGCCGAAATGGACGGACGTTACCTGTGGGCAATAGAGACGCTTGACATTCCCCGCTTGGCAGAGGACAAGAAAGACCGAGTAAAGCGGCTGAAAACATTGGGAAACGCCGTTGTTCCCTCGCAGGTTTATCCTATCTTGCGTTTCATTGCGGACATAGAGCTTGGCAACTGTAAAGATTGGTGCGTGTTCTGACCGCAAGGATTTGACCGATTGGAGGTGAGGAAACAATCAAAACAAAACAATCTCTCTTTGTCCGGGAGTTTTCCCCGGAAGCGGCAATGTCCTTTATCCGGGCATACCACTATTCAAAGGTGCTGCCCCAGCTGAATAAATACTATTTGGGATTTTACCGGGACAAAACACTTTGCGGCGTGGTAACGCTTGGGTGGGGAACGCAGCCGTTACAGACCATACGAAAACTTTTTCTCGACCATGCCTTACAGACAAAGGATTACTTGGAGATCGGGAGAATGTGCTTTCTCCCGTCCGAGAACGGCAACGGGCATTTTGGCAGTCTTGCCCTGTCTGCACTCATTAAGTGGGTGCGGCAGGAAACGGACTGCCTTTTCCTTTACACTCTTGCGGACGGTATCATGGGAAAATGCGGCTATGTCTATCAAGCCGCAAATTTCCGCTACATGGGGCATTTTCTGACGAGCGTGTACAGGGACGCGGAAACCAGGGAAAAGATACACCCCCGCAGCGCAGGACTTCTCCTAAAAGAAAATGCAGAGCTTGACGGAAAGAAAGCGCGGCATTGGCTGACACATGACTTTTGCACCATGAAAGGCATTGAGAAAATCGACGGGCGAATGTTCCGCTATATCTATCCGCTGAATGAAAAGGCGAAGAACATCATGCGGCAGTACCCGCAGTATCAGAGCCTTTCCTACCCCAAAGACCGGGATTTGTTTTTCCGTGTCCGTACCGGGGACAGGCAGTATCAAACCATTGCACCGCCCCGGTTTGACCGGGACGTGTGCCGCTATAATCCGCAGAAATTTGACCGAATGGAGGTGACAGACCATGAAAGACCCCTTGAAGCCCCGTGACAAGGTAACGCAGAAAATGAGCCGTGACGGGCTGATTGAGGTAAACGAAACCAAAGAAAGCATCGAGCGTATCAGCCGCCGAGAACAGGAAACGGACTACACAAAGCAGCCGGAACAGCCGCAGGATATGACGCAGCAGCTTCATAACCAAACGCCGGACGCTGTACCCGTTCCCTCTCCGGGCATTGCCCCAAAGCATGATACCGCAACGGCAGAGCGTGTCATGGAGCATATCGGCGCGGCACAGACCCGAAAAGCGTCTAAAAAGGCGGTACGCAAAGCACAGGAGGAAGCCACCACAAGCGGCAGATCTTCAAGACTGCAATTTACCGACGAGGAACTTTCCACCCCGGAGCTTGAAAAGTACATCAAAAAATCCGACAAAGCCGCTGACCGTTTGGACGCGGCAAGGGTGGCAATCCCAAAGGAAAAAGTGCTTGTGCGAAGCCGCACCTTTGACGAAGCCACAGGAAAAGGCAAAACCAGATTGCACTTTGAGGAACGGGAAAAGCCCATGCCGGACTTAAAGCACCGAAAAAATCCCCTGTCCCGTCCCATGCAGGAAGCAGGCGTATTCGTCCACAACAAGATACATGAAGTGGAAAAAGACAACTCCGGCGTGGAGGGCGCACACAAGACCGAGGAAGTGACCGAGGGCGGCGCAAGGTACGGGGCGAGGAAAATCCGGGAGGGCTACCACCGTCACAAGCTGAAACCCTACCGGGCGGCGGCAAAAGCGGAAAAAGCGGCGGCACGGGCAAATGTGAAATTTCAATATCAGAAATTACTGCATGACAACCCGAATATCGCCGCTTCTAATCCGCTTTCCCGCTACTGGCAGAAACAGCAGATCAAAAAGCAGTATGCAAAGGCGGCACGGACAGGCAGTATCAAGACCGCCGCAGAGAACACCCGCAAGGCCGCAAAGAAAGCAGCGGAAACCACCCAAAAGACCGCTGAATTTGCGGCAAGGCATTGGAAAGGTATCTTGCTTATCATTGCCGCACTGCTTCTTTTCATCATGGTATCGGCGGGGCTTTCCTCATGCGGTGCTATGTTTTCCGGCTTGTTAAACGGCGTGATCGGAACGTCCTACACGTCCGAGGACAGCGACCTTGTGGCAGTCGAAAACAACTATGCGGCTATGGAAGCCGAACTGCAACAGCGGATTGACAATATCGAGCGTGATTATCCGGGTTATGACGAATACCGCTATGACCTTGATAATATCGGGCATAATCCCCACGCCTTAGCGTCCTATCTGACCGCACTTTTACAGAGCTACACTCCGCAGAGCGCACAGGCAGAATTAGACCGCATTTTCAATCTGCAATACAAGCTGACCATAACCGAGGAAGTGGAGATACGCTACCGTACTGAAACAAGTACCGACCCGGAAACCGGGGAAACAACCACCGAGAAAGTCCCGTATGAGTATTACATTCTCAATGTGTCCCTTACCAACCGGGATATTGCCACGATTGCCCCGGAGGTATTAAACGAAGAACAGCTTGCCATGTTCCGGGTGTACTTGGAAACAAGCGGCAATAAGCCCCTGCTTTTTGGCGGCGGTTCTTCTGATACGTCCGCGTCGGAGGATTTAAGCGGCGTACAGTTTGTAAACGGCACACGTCCCGGCAATACCGAGATTGTAGATATAGCAAAGCGACAAGTCGGCAATGTGGGCGGGCGACCCTATTGGAGCTGGTACGGCTTTAACAGCCGCGTGGAATGGTGCGCCTGCTTTGTGTCGTGGTGCTATGGTCAAATGGGCTTATCCGAGCCGCGTTTTGCCGCTTGTCAATCACAGGGTATTCCGTGGTTTACCTCACGCGGGCAATGGGGAGCGCGGGGCTATGAAAATATCGCTCCCGGTGACGCTATCTTTTTCGATTGGGATTTAGACGGAAGTGCAGACCATGTAGGAATTGTGATCGGTACAGACGGAAGCCGCGTCTACACCGTGGAGGGCAATTCCGGCGACGCCTGCAAAATCAAAAGCTACCCGTTAGACTATGCCTGTATCAAAGGGTACGGGCTGATGAACTGGAATTAACCGAACTTTGAAAGGAGAACTGAACTTATGGCAAACAATAAACTTGACCGTATCAATGCGGAGATTGAAAAGACCCGCGAACGCATTACCGAGCAGCAGAACCGTCTGAAAGAACTGCTTGCACAGAAAACCGAGCTTGAAAATCTGCAAATCGTACAGCTTGTGCGCGCTATGCGTCTGACCCCTGCGGAGCTGACCGCTATGCTTTCCGGCGACGGTATTCCCGGCATGAACGCTGTACCCGCTGAAACTTACGAACAGGAGGACACCGCCCATGAAGAATAAACGACTGTTCCGCAGCTTTCTTGTACTCTTTGCCGCCCTTGTCTGCGTGGGCGGCTTTTCCATGACCGCCTACGCACAGGGGAATGACATTCCCACCGACGACAGCGGCGTTATCACGAAAACCGAGCCGCAGCCCCTTACCCCGGAGGGCAACATGAACCTTATGGACGACATTTCCGGTGAAGCGTCCGAGGATAAGCAGTTTATCGTGGTACAGAGTAAAGGCGGCAACTATTTTTACATCATTATTGACCATGCCGCCGAGGGCGAAAACACCGTCCATTTCCTTAATCAAGTGGACGAAGCCGACCTGATGGCGATTATCGGAGAAGAAGAAACGACTACTCCCGCAGTCTGCACCTGTACCGATAAATGCGTGACCGGGGCAATCAATACCGCCTGCCCGGTATGCTCTGTCAATATGGCTGCCTGTACGGGTGTGACAGCAACGACCGAGCCGGAGCAGCCCGAAGAGCCGCAGGAAGAAGATAACGGCATGGGCGGCTTAGTTGTGTTCCTTATTGTGGCACTTCTTGGCGGTGGCGGCGCACTCTACTACTTTAAGATTTTCAAGCCGAAACAAGACGTGAAAGGCGGCACCGACCTTGACGATTTTGATTTTGACGAATACGACGAGGACGAGCAGGAAGAAACCGACGACACAGGCGACGGGGAAACGGAGGACGAGGAAGTATGACCTTTTTTACCGACAGTCCTTTTGAAAAAATGATGACACAAAGACCTACCGGGCGGCGTGAACCTACGCCGCCCGTTCCTGTTTCTCCGGCTTGTGTGTCCTGTCCCTATCGGGGGCAAGCCCCTTGTGTGGGCTACTGTTTGAAACAGCTACGGGAGAAAAACGACATCACACCGAAACAATGAAAAGAGCTGTAGAGACATTTGTATTTATGGTACAATATTTTTATCATATAGTAAAGGAAGGATGAGAAATTGGAAAATAAAATAACGGATGTTTTAATAGCAACTGCAAAAGGAGCTGCATCATTATTCCCCGGAGGTGGTTTTTTAGCAGAGTATATCAGTTTAGCTCAAGGATATGTAGCTGATAAACGAATGAATGAGTGGAAGTTAAAAGTAGAGGAGGTATTAGAAAAAATACCACGTTCAATAGATGAATTGGCGCAGGATGAAGCCTTCTATTCTTGTGTTCAAGTTGCCACTATGGGGGCAATGAGAGCATATCAGAAAGAAAAGCAAGAACTTTTTGCTAATGCACTTTATTCATCTGCAAATAATATGGATATATCAACAGATAAGAAACTTTTTTACTTATCATTGCTTGATAACTATACTCTAAGCCATATAATGTTACTAAAATATTTCGCGCAAAACAATTATAACGAGAATAACAATGGTATTAGACAAAACGGCATGGTATCAATTCGAGAAATTGGTGGAACAGAATATCCTATAAAAGGAATCGTTGAGAAACTCCCTTGCTTTGAGGATGATATAATGTTTGTAAAACATATTACTGAACAACTTTGTTCGGACAGTTTAATAAGTATAGTGGATTTTAATATGCCTGTTTCAAAAGAACGTGCAAGAGCAAAGAGAACCACAAAATACGGAGATGAGTTTTTAGAATTTATTCAAAAATATCAATAAATCATTCACTCACAGAGTAGTCGAAATGGCTACTCTTTTCTTTTGCCCAAAAGGAGGAAAATTCATTTGATTTTAGTCATTGCAGAAAAGCCGAGCGTGGCACAGAGTATCGCCGCCGTACTTGGCGTAAAAGAGAAAAAAGACGGATATATCGAGGGTGGCGGCTACCTCATTTCATGGTGTGTCGGGCATTTGGTACAGCTTGCGGAAGCTGCCGCCTATGGGGAACAGTATCGAAAATGGAGCTATGACAGCTTACCTATTCTGCCCCAAAACTGGCAGTACACCGTAGCCGCAGACAAAGGAAAACAATTCAAAATCCTAAAAGAGCTTATGCACCGCGCCGACGTTTCGGAAGTCGTGAACGCCTGCGACGCGGGACGCGAGGGAGAATTGATTTTCCGTTTTGTCTATGAAGTTGCCGGGTGTAAAAAGCCCATGCGCCGCCTGTGGATTTCCTCAATGGAGGACGTAGCTATCCGCAGCGGCTTTGATAACCTCAAAGACGGGCGGGATTATGACGCGCTCTTTGCGTCTGCGTTCTGCCGTGCAAAGGCAGACTGGATTATCGGTATCAATGCAACACGCCTGTTTTCCTGTCTGTATAACCGTACCTTGAACGTGGGGCGTGTCCAGACCCCAACCTTGAAAATGCTTGCCGACCGGGACGCGGCGATCACCACATTCAAGAAAGAAAAATACTACCATGTGCGCCTTGCACTTCCCGGCACGGAAGCGGTAAGTGAAAAACTCTCCGACCCTGCTGCAGCGGAAAATCTGAAAGCTGCCTGCAATACGGCACAGGCAATTTGTAAATCCGTGACCCGCGAGAAAAAGACGGTATCGCCGCCGAAGCTCTTTGACCTTACGGGCTTACAGCGGGAAGCCAATCGTATTTTCGGTTACACGGCAAAACAGACCCTTGACCTTGCACAGAGCCTTTATGAAAAGCGGCTTTTGACCTATCCGAGAACGGACAGCAGCTATCTGACCGACGACATGGGCGGCACCGCCACGCAGATCAGCGGACTGCTTTGTAAAAAGCTGCCCTTTATGCAGGACGTGACCTTTTCCCCGGACGTGTCCCGCACCCTTAACAGCAAAAAGGTATCAGACCACCACGCCATTATTCCGACACAGGAGTTTGCAAAGACAGACCTTGCCACACTTCCCGAAAGTGAGCGAAATATCCTTATACTTGCCGGAGCGCGTCTGTTGTTCGCTGCCGCCGAGCCGCACATTTATGAAGCGGTAACGGCGGTATTTTCCTGTTCTGATACCGACTTTACGGCAAAGGGAAAGACGGTGCTTTGTGCCGGGTGGAAAGACTTGGAACGCCGCTACCGTCTGACGCTGAAAACAAAATCCGACCATGAGGACAGCGACAATCTTTCCAACGTGCCGGACTTTACCGAGGGGCAGACCTTTTCAAATATTTCCGCAACAGTAACCGCCCATGACACACAGCCCCCGAAGCCCCTTACGGAAGCGTCGCTGCTCGCTGCTATGGAACACGCAGGAAGCGAGGACACCACCGAGGACGCGGAACGAAAAGGATTAGGTACTCCTGCCACCCGTGCCGCTGTCATTGAAAAATTGGTGAAATCCGGCTTTGCAGAACGCAGAGGGAAACAGCTTGTACCAACAAAGAACGGTATCAATCTTGTGTGCGTCCTGCCGGACAGTCTGACTTCCCCGAAGCTGACCGCAGAATGGGAAAATACGCTGACGCTCATTGCAAAAGGAAAATTTGACCCGGAGGACTTTATGCAGGGCATTGAAGAAATGGCAGGGGAGCTCGTGAAAGCCTATCCTTTCCTTTCCGACAGGGACAGGGAGCGTTTCAAAGAGGAAAAGCCTGTGATCGGCAACTGTCCCCGCTGCGGTTCTTCTGTCTATGAGGGCAGGGAAAATTACTACTGCGAAAACAGGGATTGCACCTTTGCCATGTGGAAGAATGACCGCTTTTTCGAGGAACGAAAGACCACTTTTACCCCGAAAATCGCCGCCGCACTCTTGAAATCCGGCAAGGCAAATGTCAAAGGGCTTTACTCCCCGAAAACAGGGAAAACCTATGACGGAACGGTAGTTTTAGCCGACACCGGCGGGAAGTATGTCAACTATCGTATTGAGATAACGAAGAAGAAATAACTTGAATAGCAAGCATAGGAAGTGTGTACCCACTTCCGCAAAATCCCCCTTTCCCCTTTCGGGAACTGCGGGGATTTTTGCTTGTTGGGATAATCCCAAACCCTTATTCACACCACCACGAAAGGAGGTTTACCGCATGGCAAGTTTACGGGACACCGTAAAACAGTATCAGGAAGAACTAAGGGACGGTATCGCTTGGATTGCCTTTTGGCGCGAGGGGCGTTCATGGAACGGCGATTATTTCTACTTGGAAGCAAACGACGCTCTTACCGCAGAAGATAAAAGCCGCCTCGAAGAAATCCGGCAAAAAGACCCCGCCGCCGTCATGCTCAACAGCTACTATTGCGGCTATTTAGGCGAGGACATGACCGTGGACGAACTGACCGCCGGAGTACGCCGCCACTATGAAAACGGCTATAACAGCGTTGCGGATTTTATCGAAGCACACGACGACACGTTACCACCGGAAGTATTGGAGGAAGCACGGCAAGCCGCCCATGCCGCAGGACTTCCATTCCATGAGAAACCCTATGACGGAGAAGATATTGACCCGTATGTATATGACGGACACATGAGCATGGAGGACTACGACCTTATGCACAAGATGATTGCACAGGAAAGGAGCGAAAACAGATTGAATTATTCCAGTTATGACCGTGACCACTTGGACGCTGCCGACCGTATGAGGATTGAGCGCAGCATTTATTTTGAAAGCGGCAAAGCCGACATTTCCGCATTGACCGCCTTACCGCTTGCGGAGCTTATCCGACAGCGGGAAGAAAGTGCCGCAGCGGAACAGGCAATTTTTGAAGTCTTGAAACAGCAGGCAGCGGCTTGGGAAGCACAGGCGGGAAATACGCTGACCTTTGACAAAGCCATTGAATATGCAAGGACACCTGCTGTCACGCATACCGAAAATCAATGGCAGGCAGACGAAAACAACAACCACACGATCAGCAACAACGTCTATCAAATGCGCTACCACATTTACGAGAATACCCGCTATGACCGGGAACAGGGAAAATCTATCCCGTATTCCTATACGCTGACATGGGGCGTTCATACCAACAGTCCGGACAGGTACGGACAGGCAAAAATCGCCGGACAGGACAGAAAGGTTTTTGCGGACAAGGCAGCTATGGAAAAATATCTGAATGGGCGTATCAAAGCCTATCAGCATTTATTTACAGAAATCTCCCCGACGATACCGCAGGAATACGCAGAGCATTTCAAGGTAAACGGACAGCTCTTACCGGGCTACACCGTGGAGGGCGAGGAACAACAGACGAAACAGGAACAGACTGCGCCGGAGAAAATCGAACCGGATGCGGCAATCTCCCCACAGGCGGCAACGCTGACCGCAGAGCCGACACAGCCCCGCCTGGTTATCCCTATCGTGCTGACGAGTGAGAAACCCGCTGAAAAACTCAAAGAGATCACCGACCGCTTGGAACAGGGTATCAAGGAACTGTTTGACAGCGAACGCTACAAGGAATACTTGCGCGTTATGTCAAAATTCCATAATTACAGTTTTAACAATACGCTGCTGATTGCCATGCAAAAGCCAGACGCTTCTCTGATTGCAGGCTTTAACGCTTGGAAAAACAACTTTAAGCGAAACGTAATGAAAGGCGAAAAGGGTATCAAAATCCTTGCCCCGTCCCCGTTCAAAATCAAGCAGGAAATGGAGAAAATCGACCCGGCAACGCAAAAGCCCGTAATCGGTGCAGACGGAAAGCCGGTAACGGAGGAAAAGGAAATCACGATACCCGCCTTTAAGGTGGTATCTGTCTTTGACGTGTCGCAGACCGAGGGAAAGGAAATCCCCAACCTTGCCGTGGATATGCTGACCGGGGACGTGGAGCGTTTCAAAGACGTTTTCGCAGCCCTTGAAAAGACTTCCCCTGTCCCGATTGGTTTTGAAAAAATAGAGGGCGGCGCACACGGCTACTACCACTTGGAGGAAAAGCGGATTGCCATTGACGAGGGAATGAGCGAGCTTCAGACCTTGAAAACCGCTATCCATGAAATCGCCCATGCAAAGCTGCACGACATTGACTTAAACGCCCCTGTCACGGAGCAGACCGACAGACCTGACCGCCGCACCCGTGAGGTACAGGCTGAAAGCGTGGCGTATGCTGTCTGCCAGCATTACGGACTTGATACGTCCGATTATTCCTTTGGGTATGTTGCCGGGTGGAGCAGCGGACGGGAGCTTGACGAGCTGAAAAGCTCTCTTGAAACAATCCGAAGTGCCGCAGCGGAGATCATTAACAGCATTGACGGGTATTTGAAAGACCTGCAACAGGAACAGGAAACCGAACAGACCGCAACCCTGCCCGACCCGACTATTCAAATCACCGATATGCAGGAATACGGCTATACATGGGACGGTATGCTGCCTTTGCAGCAGGAAGCCGCAGAACGGCTATTCTATGAGGATTTAGAAATCTTTTGCATTTATGAGGACGGAACAGAGGGCGCAGTTACAAGCCTTTCCGAACTAAGGGAACACGCAGAAAACGGCGGCTTGTTCGGTGTGGAAAAAGCCGCATGGAAAGCCTTTTATGAGCGTACTAACGGCAAAGCACAGGAAGAAACAAAAGCCGCACCGGAGCTGCCGCAGGAGAAAGACACCTTTTCCATTTATCAACTAAAGCGTGATGATGAAACGGTGGACTTGCGTTTTGAGCCTTACGACCGACTGACCGCAGCCGGGCATACGGTGGATATGGCAAACTATGACCGTATCTATATCGCTGACCTTGCGCCGGGAACTTCCCTTGAAGATATTTATACCCGTTTCAACGTAGACCACCCGAAAGATTTTAAGGGACACAGCCTTTCCGTGTCCGACGTGGTGGTGCTTCATCAGAACGGGCAGGACACCGCACACTATGTTGACAGTATCGGCTACAAGGAAGTGCCAGAGTTTTGGAAACAGCCGGAAAATCCCCTAAAGCACGTCGAGGACACTATTGAGCAGAACGACAACAATTTTGACGGTATCATCAACAACACCCCGACCGTGGACGAACTGGAGGAAAAAGCAAAATCCGGGGAGCAGATCTCTTTGACAGACCTTGCGGACGCAATCAAGACTGACAAGCAGCGCGGCAAGGGCAAGGAAGAAAAGCGCTCTATCCGGGCGCAGCTCAAAGCGGAGAAACAACGGACTGCACAGAAAAAGACACGGGCAAAATCACAGGATTTGGAAAGGAGCTGACCGCATGGGGAAATTAAGTAAATTTGAAAACGTGGACGTGTTATCGTCCCTTGAAGCAATCATGCGGACAAACACAGGCTTTTTCCAAAATGATTTTGATATTGACAAGCGGATTATCACAAAGGCGGCGGGGCAACCTGCCGCCGAGGATAAAACGCTGCTATGGCTGTCCCGACCGTCCGGGACACATTGCTTTCGGGAGCGTGACGTTTTTCTAAAGAACACCGCAGCACACAATACATGGCGTTTCCACAAGGAGCAGAGCCATGACCGTATTCTTGCCTATGCCGTGGAACTGACCGGGATTGAGGACGGAAAAATCAAGGGCAATCTATATGAGCTTGACTACACAAAACATTATGAGCATGTCAAGGAACAGGCTTTAGCCGCTGACACCCACGCGCTGATCTATGAGAACGGAAGCCGGGAGCAGCCCGCGAATTATGTCATTCACGGAACGCCCGACCCGCAGCTTGGAAAGTTTGAACGGTTTGAAGCAAAGCCCAACGACCCGGAAGCCCTGCGTGATCTGCTACAACAGGAAAAACGAAGCCGCAGCACGCTGACACCGGGCAATTTTGCGGAGCATATCGCCGCATTGCATGACGGACGTATCGAAGCCGAAGCAAGGCGCATTGTAGAGCGTATGAAACAGCTTGAAACACCCAACAGCCCCAACAAAACGCATTTCATGGTAGAGCTTTCCCCAGCTTTCATGCAGCTTGCGTCAAGCAGGGACACAGAACGGCTTGCCTCCATGCTGCCTTATCAAAGCCTTGTCTTATCTCCTCTGAAAGACCGTCACGGCGTATATGCACAGATAAACAGGGACGAAAACCGAGACAGAGAAATTAAAAAGCTGCGCCAGTCTATCCGGGCACAGCTCAAAGCAGACAAAACAAAGACCACCCCGAAAAAGGCGGCGAAAACAAAAAATCACGAATTGGAGGTATGAGCATGAACAGATTTACCGTTGAAGAAACAAACCTTTTGAGTATCTACGCAGAGGACAGCAAGCGGGCATTGCTTGAAAATATCAATGCCGCGCTGCCTTTTATGGACGCGGATATGCGGGAGCTTGCAGAGCGTACCATGCAGAAAGTGGACGCGCTGACCGAAACGGAATATGACGAGCTTGCCGTTTATGCCGCTGATGAAGTATGACCGGGATTAAGCGGCTTTCGCCGCAGCAAAGCCGGAGGGTAAATGCTCTTGTGAAAAAATCCTGCTGCAACTGCGACAATGGAAACTGCATTTTGCTTGACGACGGGGACGAGTGCGTATGTCCGCAGCTCATTTCCTATTCGCTACTTTGCAAATGGTTCAAGACTGCCGTACTTCCCAATGATACGCTGCTGTATGCCGAACTTTTCCATGCCGAGGATAAAAAGCGTTGTACCGTATGCGGGACTTCCTTTGCGTCAAAGTCAAACAGCGTCAAATACTGCCCGGACTGCCGGAAGCGTATTACCCGCAGGCAAGCCGCCGAACGCATGAGGAAAAGACGCACCCGTGTTACGGAGTAGGCACGAAAAAAGGCTTGATTTACAAGGCTTTCCAGGAGCATTTCTTATGGCGACAAGAGATTTATCCATAACCCCACAAAAACGGCGTTCTACTGCGTAACACAATAAAAACTGCACCTAACAAAAGACGGGACGCGGTGGCTATTCATTAGCTGCCGCGTCCTGTCTTTTTATATAATTTCACTTGAATTGATAATAATTGCTTCTGCAACTGCTTTGACAAGAGGTATTTCTAACTGTAATTGCTTTTCATCTTGATATGGACGATACCGTTCTTTGTTCTTTCCGCTTTTACTATGTACTAATGAATTTCGAGTGAAATATATTCGTTTTGCAAGTTGTGTAAAGACTCCTTGAGAGTCTGACCACCCAATAACAGGGGCATTACAGAAAGCAACTTTATTGTTTTGATAATAATTAAGCGCATTAGAATCTATTGTATTTATCCTTGCTTTAAGGTTGTCAACAGAAACATATTCATTTAACACATATTTTAAAGATTCCAGTTCATTGCCTTGACCTGTTTCATCATTCATGCGTAATCTGTTCTTTACAAACATTGCAATTTCATATATTTTATCTTCGTCTTTATACGAAAAATCTGGATGTGTAATTTTATTTTTCAAATCAGTAACCATTTTCCGTTTAAACACTTCATCATAAAAATATTCCATAACATGATAAAAGGAAATATATTTAATATAAGGGTCATTTGAAGCTAATGCCTGTTTATAATAATCAACTACATCTTCCGTGTATTTTCTCAATGGCGGAGTATCAATCTGCGTTTCACTAGCTCTACTACGTATACTATTATCCATTGGAAACATATCAAGAATATCTAAAAACTCGACAAGTGAATTTCCTGTCTTATACATAAACTCAAATTCAAATGAGGTTTTCATTTTTCTTAATGTATTTAATGATTTATAGTTTCCGCTTGTATTTACTATTTTTAAAGAAAATTCGTCAATCCTCTTAGACAAAATAGTTTCCAAAGTATTTTCTCCCTCACCGAAGTATCTTTCAAATGGTCTTCGGAGTCGCATAGGTGGTATTCTACTATTACGTCCTTGCTGTTGATTCATAGCATCTTTAATTAGCATAAGTAGATATAGGCTATATTCAGCAGTTGGGTAACCAACTTCGTAACTTATACCATTTATACTGTCATCGGAAGTAAGAGGAAATTCCTGATGCCGCATTATGAAATGGTCTAAGTCCACTGCCGTTTCATAGGTATTTTCAGAATATAGTTCTAAACCATTGTTATCCATAGCAGAAACTTTATTATAGAGTTCAAGTAGTTCTGTATTGGAAATTTGAATTTGTCTATTTTCGTATTCACCTCTATAAGAACGGAGTTCGACGGTTATATCATCATCGTTATCTTCTATATCTCTATGTCCAAACAACCTGCAAAGTAATTGTTTTACTTCATAAAAAGTTGCCATATATTTATTCACCTGCTTTCTAAATACAAATTATATCATGTCTATCCAAACAAATCCATATTTCACATATCACTTTTCATGTTGTAGAACAATCAAACTGCACCTATGAAAAGACGGGGCACGGTGGCTATTCATTAGCTGTCGTGTCCCGTCTTTTCTTTTTTGTTATTCTTTTTCCGAATTGTGCCATTCATTCAAAACAGCTTCTACCTGTGCAATTAGCTGCTCTTTGTTTGGAATATAAGAAACATAGCGTGAAGCAAAGATATTGTTTGACAAACCGCCGAGCGCATATTCAGCAGCTATGCTGTCTTTATCCGTACAAAGGATAATGCCGATTGGGGGATTATCATGTTCATCATTTACTTCTGCGGCATAGTAGTTCAGATACATATTAAGCTGTCCGGCAGCTTCCGGCGTGAGTTTGGTTGTCTTTAATTCAATCAGCACATACGCCCGGAGAATTTTATTGTAGAAAACCATATCCACATAGTAGTGGGTATTGTTCAATGTAATGCGCTGTTGCGTTCCTACAAACATAAAACCACGCCCTAATTCCAACAGAAATTTTTCTATTTGTGCGACCAGTGCTTTTTCAAGGTCACTTTCAAGCATGGGCTTGTTTTCTGGCACACCCAGAAATTCAAATACATACGGGTCTTTGATAATATCTAATGGGGTAGACATTTCAATTCCCTTTTCTGCGAGAGCAAGAACGGTTTCCTTATTCGTTTTTCCCTCTGACAGTAACAAGCGTTCGTAGAGAGAAGTGGAAATCTGCCGCTTTAATTCGCGTATCGACCACCCGGAGTTAATAGTTTCCTTTTCATAAAAACTGCGTTTGTCCGGGTCTGAAATTGTCAACAGCTCACAGTAATGCGACCATGACAATTTAACAGACACTGTCTGTTGAATTTGATAGCTCTGATAGAAGCGTCGCATAAATTGGAGATTAGAAACAGAAAAACCTTTTCCAAATTCTTTTGTCAATTCCTTAGAAAGCTCCTTTAGTGTCTGCTTTCCATAATCTGCCCGGTCTTTATTTTCCTGTTCATGCTCAACAATAATTTTTCCTACATTCCAGTAGGTAGACAACAATTCAGTATTTACTTGCACCGCCACGCGCTGACGCGCATTTAATAACAATTCTCTGATTTCATTCATCATAGAATTAGTATGTGTCAAATCGCTCAATTTTAACGCCCCTTTCAAGGTAGAGTACAATCAGTATAACATAAAAATTTTTCCGTTTCCATATTGATAAAGTTATTCCCGTGTTGTTTCCTTATTATATTCCGGCTCTTTGTCCTGCCGCAAAATGCTGTCAATGTTGCGCTTGATAACGTCATATTCCTTGACCTGTTTTTTCAGCTTCCTATAGTCCGCATACAGAGTTTCTTTCTGTGCTTGGAGCTGTTCATATTCTGTTTGCAGCGAAGTAAGGTTCGGGAGCTTCTTTATGCCTGCTACTTGTAGTGCCTTTGCCACCGCTTCATGCAGGATAATCGCCTGTTCATGGTCTACCCGGTAGCTGCCTTTATTCCTTGCCTTGCGGTATGCGCAATAGACAGGTTTTGTCTTTTGATAGGTTTTGACATTCTTAATCAGCACCGCCATATCCTCAAGCCGTTTTTCAACCGCCTTTATGCTGTCTGCCGTCTGCTCATTCGCCGCCGTGATTTCTGCGATTTTAGCGGTCAAGTCTGCATACTGTTCAATCTTATGTTCTGTCAAGAAATTCAGCGTCTTTGCCGCCTGTTTCAGATTATGGATTTTCGCCCATTGCTCATAGCCCCGGCTTTCCTGTGCCTTGATACTGTTCTGAATATCAATCAGCAGGCTGATACCATTTCTCTGTTGTTTTGGAGCTTTGGCAGTACGGGTGCGCGTCCCCTTGATACGTTCCCGTAAGGCTTCCTCTGTATAATCTGCACCGAGGATTTTCAGTCTTGTATACCGTGCCTGTCCCGGAGCGCGACACGACACATATTTTCCCGGTTTTATCTCATAGCCCATAGCCTGCAATCTTGATAGCAATTCCTCAAAATCAGACACTTGGGGAATGAGTGCGTCCACGGCGATTTTCAACTTGCCTTTCCAACTTGTCCCGGTCTTTTCCGCTTGGTATTCCGCATAGCTTTTTCCTTTGCTGCCTTTGCCCGGAACAACGACGGACAATCCATTTTCCCGACACAGCCTGTCGCTGATGTTTCGTATGCCGTAATAACTGCGCTTATTGGAATTGTACTTGTGGTGATCTACAAAGTTTACCGCACAGAAAATAATATGATTATGGACGTGTCCCTTGTCTATGTGCGTTGTCAAAACATACTCATGCTGTCCCTTAGTTACCGCGTCGGCAAGCTGCCGCCCGATTTCATGGGCTTTCTCATAGTCCACTTCTCCCGGCTCAAAGGACTGTATCAAATGGTGGGCTAAGTTATTCCCCTTATCCAACGCCTGCGCTATGGTAAATTCAAATTCAATGTCTGCCGTTTCATAGCTGCACCCGAACGAAGACACAAGCATTTTTCCGTCCGTCTTATCCGGGTTTTGGATATAGTCAAGGGCTTTGCTCAACGTGCTTTTAATAGGCTTAATCTTTGTAACCGCCATATTTCCGCAAGCACCCCCTTTATTTCCTCTATGTCCTCTTGATAGACGCTGCCGGTACTGTTTACACGCTTTGCAATCTGATTGACGTT